CCCAACCTCCGCTAAGCGGACCATACTTTGGAACGGCTTTTCCCCTTTCTGCTTTCGCAAACCTCACCGGGTAAAGTGATTCTTTCCCCTGGAGGGGTGGACCGACCTAGCAATAAGGTCTGTAGGCCAGCATCGCCTCCTCATCAAGAGTTATACCCGATTCAGGGATATCTACTGCTGCAAGCTTAGCCCGCATTGGTAAGTATCTTAGAACAAGGTCGAACTCCTTCGTTTTACGAACCCAGTCTCTAACCATATCGACTGCCTTAGGCGATCGATCCGGTTCTAGACTACCAAGGGTCAAGAACGATGGTACACGAGGAATTTTAGCTAAAAGCTCAAATGCTTCGTCTACCAGGTCCCAGACTTTGAACTCAAGTGGCTTATCACTATCAGCGGTTGCTAGTAGTGTAAGAATTTCTTGAATCCGGTCTCTTGAGCGTTGTGAGTCCTGGACTACGTCCGGGATCACGTACTCAAAAGGAGTGGATGCTTTAGATTCCTCAGCATGGAAGGTAACTCCCGTGCCGTAGTCTTCTTCATCTACCCAGTCTTCCGACTGGGCTAGATCGTAGTCAGACATGTCTTGGCATTTGCCGAACATGCCCAACTTCGCCTCATAAGAATCCACGATGACTGGCCAAAGGCCGGCATCATGGAGCTGCGTAAGCGGAATATTGGGAAAATCCCGATATGCTTCTAATACCTCGTTGTTTGGATAAGGTAAATTCAAAATATATGAATGAACCCCAGTCCACCCGGCAGCTTGCCGGGCCGAACGAGCTATTAGACCCGTTGAATGAAATCCTTCATTCATGTCCGCGAAACGCACCCTTGTATTCTCAAGAGTGAAGAACATATCCCTAGCACGACGATGTACACGCTGTACAACGGCGACCGCTAAGGTCAGTTCGAAAACTACTTGCTGCGGATCTTCCGCACGCTTCGTAAGCGAGCTTTGATCTCCCACTAACGCTCCTACCTTATCTTGCAATGCAAGTAAGAAGGGCATACACTGGGACTCTCGTAGGAAGCCAAGACGTGCTAAAGCACGTTGGCCGACTCCGAAAGCACTGATCAAGGCCGCTTGCGCCTTTCGTCCAAGAGACCCACGATTCCAACTTCTAACAGACGATTTGTAATCGGCTGGTCGGAGAAGGAACCTTAAGAATCTTGAAACAGATGGATGATCTGAAAGCCAACCACGAGAAACCGCTCTGAGAGCGAATTCAAGCCGTTGACTAAAAGACCTGATACCAAGTTCCTCTTTTAAGGACATTGGAGTCACACAAACACCTTCAGCGTAGATCTGTGAAGCGAAAATAAACAATTTTCCTTCCAGTGTCTTTGCCTTAGATGTTGGGATCCACAAGGCGTTAGTGACCTCTAGGTAAGCGCTTGCCACTGACTCAGACCCTAGAACGACATCATCACCTAAAACTCTATAATCCTCAAAGCTTAGAGGAAGCTTCTGCTTCCACGCCGCGTAGAGGACGATAGAATGGTGTAACAATGCCATGGAAGCCCATGAGGACAAAGTCCCCATGGGTTGACCACGTGCATAGTAGACCACTTTATTAGACAATGCCGGTTTAAGGTACTCATCACCGACAGGTGTTCTAAACCATCGATCAGTGAGCAGACTTAACCATAAGTCTGCCACCTCATCGCCCCAGTGCTGGGAGAAGAGTATTCTATATAACTCAGAAGGGATGAGATCGGTAGCGGATTTGAGATCTATTGACCAATGCTTAGCATCGGCGCCCATATTCTGGGCATAGGTCTCTACCGCTCCGATTTGGTTATGCGTTGCGTCTCCTGGGAGGAGACTCAGCACTTCCATCATCCACTTATGTACAGGGTACATAAGCCTCTGAGTCCAATAGTCTACAATCGCTATCGACCGAACTTTCCCAGCGGGTTCGTACAAAAGTGCGACCCGCCCTGTGTCCAGGGGTTTATACCTGTACTCAGGGGATTGTTCGACGTAAGCGGTGCCAAACTCTCGACACTTGGCCATGAGTTTCAATGTACGCTCGTCTTTTACCTTCTTAGCCCACTCCTCGGGATAGTTGACAGGACAAAGGTCCCATGCAACCATATCGAGGGGTGCGCCCAAGATCCCAACATTACTGTTGGGACCTGTTTTAAGAGGGATATAAGGCGGCTCGTTGGGTCTATATCCAAGTGATGGTTCCCAGAGGTACATCTTCCCTTGGTCCTTCATCAATTTCTTGATGTGAGGCCAAAAGATCTCTTTACAGAATTGCTGGAATTGATCCAGTTCTTCTCTTGAGATTTGAGGGTGCGGACCTGTTATAGAAACCAGGTCTTGCTCCTCATATGTACCAGCTATTGCCTTGTAAGAGGACAATAGTGATGTCAAAATTCTAATGAATTTTGGATCCCGGGCCACAACTCTTCTCCTTATTGCTAAGGGGATGATACGTGGAAGACCTGACTTGGCTAGCCCTACAGGCTCCCCTAAATGGAAAGGGTCTGTATTACCTTGTCCACTCAAATAACGATTGACAAAGAACAGCGTGTTCTTCATCTTCATTATAAGGGCCTGAGGCCCTCGAGTGGCCAAGATTCTACAGAAATCCTTACTCATTTTAAGGAAGGCGTTTCTCATTGACTTGGTCGGTTCCAGTGAACCTCCTGATCGGAAGAGGAGAATTAATCCCCATCTGAAGATCAGGGACATCACGACATCTCGTGATGGTGAGACCGTCGGCGAACCCTTAGCACCACCTTGTTTGTCAACAAGGTCAGCTAAGGCACTGACATGAAATTGCAAGAACCTTGACCATGAGGCTACGCCTCGTTTGGGAGGGAGAAAAGATTTCTCCCAGCCCCAAGGTTCCTTTCGCATCCCCTCCGAGAGGGAACCATATTTGGTTTCCAATCTTCGAAGATTCTCGTAAGAAAGTGATTCATACACTTCCTTTTTCTGCTCAGCAG